TACCCCCTCTATTTATTACGCTGAAAGAATCGAATACCAGTTAACGCCATCAGCTGATACAAACATTGCATTTTTGGTCGTAGCGATAGATAAACTACCGTTTGAAGTACCATTCATTGTTCCGCCAACAGGAGCATAAACCAATAAAGCGTTTGCGCCGCCGTTACGGACAATAACACGAGCAGCGGCAGGAATGGCCAAAACAGCGCCAGTACCGGATGCTACAGTACCAAAAATATTAGCATCGGCGGAAATAGCTAAAGCATCTGCTTGAGTGGAACCAGCGGCAGTTAAACCGGAAGTAATATCACCCAAACAAACTTGCTCAGCCATTTCTCCCCACATGCCTAAAGAAATAAGCTTATTTTGAATCGTCATACAAATCTCCTAGATTAGAATAGGGGTGGGGGGTGTCCCCACCCACCTATCATCAGCTATTAACCTGCTGCTTGCAAGAGTGCCAAACCATCGGCTTGAACAACTTTGTAACCGTAGACGTTTAAGCCACGGATCAAAGTGCCGAAGTCGTTGGGGTTCTGTAAGCTCTCAACCTTAGCAATTTGTGATGCAAAGGTAATGGCAGATTTGTGACCAGCCATGATTGCATGACGCTTAAGAGCATTAGCTACAGCACTTCCGGTATAGCTTTGGCCAGCTGCTGCACGTGGTAGCAAGTTGGAAACATATACAGTGAAGCGATCAATCATACCAATCTTACCGTTACGGAGGATTGAAGATGGGTCACCCATGAACTGAGCTTGAGCAAGGTTAGATTGCATCAGGATTTGACGCTCTGTTGGGCTAATAACGAGCCAACGGTCTGTCTCAGGAACGTTTGCCTCATCCAAAACGCTTGACAAAGCAGTGATGCTTTGGAGGATGTTAGCAGCAGTTAAAGTTACAGGAGCAAGATCAGTACCTAAGTTGAAAGAAGCAGAGATCTTACCAGCGGTTGCACCTTGGTTAGTTGCAGCACCTTGGTTAAAAGTACCGAGCAATACATCGGTATCAACAGCAATCTTCATCTGCATAGCAGCGTCGTTGGTGAATACGTCCATCAACTTTGGCTTAGCTTGTAATTCGAGAACGTTGTTAACGTTTACACCGAAATACTTACCTTTGCTGATTGTCAAGGTAATTGTGCTTGGAGCAGGGATCTCATAAGCAAGATTCTGACCAATGCTGTAGTTGTTGATGGTGATTGTTGGGATGGTGTTGATAATTACGGAATCGCCCATACCAGTGATGTCGCCTTGCCAGTCGGTGTTAGCGATTTCACCAAAAACGGTTGCGGCATAGAATTTCTGTGCCAATTTGCCCGACCAGAGGGTAGGGATGAAAGTACCAGAGTAAGCTGTACCTGCGTATGCAGTTTGGCCGTTTGGTGCATTAAAACCACCCGCATTAATGGGGTAGGCTGCTGCTGGGGTTACTGTAGACATTTAAATTTCCTTTCGAGTGTCTATTTAAACTTCCGCTTTCACCCCAGGTTGAGCTCTTATCGAATTCGCCCTTCGGCAATTGCGGTGTGAATTTGTTTTTCCATATCTGCCGCTTCCTGTTCATCGTAGAAGCCTCGTCTCCAATCATTGTAAAACTGCTCAATATCCTGATTAGTGAATATTTTGTCGTTTACATTGTCGGAAGGCGTCGTCGTAGAACGAGTACGGGTCGGCGCAACTTGACGCTGAAGCTCTTGCTTTGCCTTACTTGGAGCAGGAGTTTGCGGTAGGGTCTGCTTATAAGCCTTAAAGATATTAGCCACGCGGGTAACATCTAAAACCTCATAAGCATTCGATAACGCAGCTTGGCGAGGTACTCCGTAAACTGGGTCTACTTGCTGGAGCCATGCTAAGAAACCTTGATCAACGTTCAAAGCTTCCCAATCTGAAACCTGCTGTCCTAGACCCACCAAGAATCTGTCTTTATCAGACACTACTTGACGTTGGATACACTACCAAGTTGTCCTTTTAGCTCTTTGATCTCTTGTACCAGTTGCGCTTCACGCTCCCGCAGTGTTCCCACTTTGGATTCGGTAGCACGCTCGATAAGATCAATCAAATCAGGGCCAAATGCTTCTTTGTCTTGTTCAGTGATTAAAGACTCAACTACCTGTTTTTGTTCAACTTTAGTAGCCTCTACTGCAGCCTTATCAGCAATTAACTGCTGAATTTGCGTTTGCATCTCACGCACTTGACTGTGTAGACGTGGTACTTCAGCGTCATACATTCCTTTTAAAGTATGGTACTTGTGAGCCCATTTCTCTTCAGGAACTTCAGGTTGTTTAATCTCTTGTGAAACAGTATTGTCAGGCGGCAAATCATTCGGTGGCGGATCAGCTTGAATATCCTGATCTACTTGTTGATTTACTGGGTTAGTCTCCGAGGAGTCCTCCCCGGTCTTTTCGCCATTAATATCGGCCACAATACGGTCTGCTTCTTCCAGCTGTTGCTGGACTGCCTTTGGCAATGCCATTTCTATCTCCTTTAGCTCCGACTCTTACGTACGCTCCGTTCTTGACGGTCTGCGCAGGCTCGAATAACGGTCTGCTACTACGGTTTAAATACTAACCTTTACGATTAGCGCTTAGTTTGGTGACTAACTCATTTGAGTTTTTAATATGGGCGAGTAAGTCCGCCAATATTGCGGC